AGACTTCCTATTATGACATATTTTTGTCAAACTGTTAATGTTCCCTCTTTATCTTTTGGTGTAGCAGATCAATTGACTTCATTAGGTTTACACATTCCTCGCCCGGGTACAAAATATCAATTTGAACCATTAAATATTTCTTTCCTTTTAGACGAGTCGTTAAATAATTGGAGAGAAATATTCACATGGATGGAAAGTTTAGCCAATTATGAGACTAACATTCCATTAAATAAAGGTGGACCTGTTATTCCTAGAGATGATGTGTATTCAGATGCAAGAATTTTAATAACTAATAGTGCATTTGTTCCACAATATGAAGTAATATTTAATGATGTTCTTCCAGTATCATTAGGTGGATGGCAATTCAACTCAACGGAAACTGATTCTCGACCAATTATAATACAAGCATCTTTTGTGTTCACTTCATATAGAATAGAGAAGTTGGGAGAGACTACTACTTACAATGAATGATGTTTTTTGAATGGAGATTTAGTTATGAATTTTGCAGAAATAAAAAAGATGGTAAAATCTGATATGAATTTCGATGAGACAGAATTAGACACTGAATCATTAAAAACGCCACAAATCCATAACAAATATCTTGTTTTATATACGGACGAGAAACTTTTATTGACAAAATTAGAAAGTGAATTAAAAGAACTTATTAGATATAAATGGTTATATTATACGGGTAAGATGTCAGAAAATGAATTAGAACAGTTTGGCTGGGAACCATTTCAACTTAGTATATTAAAAACAGATATTGATAAATTTGTTTCATCAGATAAAGAAATTATTGAATTAGAAAATAAAATAGCCTTTCAGAAAGAAAAAACTAATTATTTGGAGAGTGTTATTAAAATTGTTTCATCTCGTCAGTGGATGATAAAATCTGCAATAGAATGGATTAAATTTACTCAGGGTGTATGATTAATTTAAAGATAATACAAATTGATTCCGTTCATTTAAAAATTGAATGTGAAAAAGGAACTGCAAAGGAATTGAGTGATTTCTTTACATTTACTGTTCCAAATTATCAATATACTCCTGCCTTTAAAAATAAAAAATGGGATGGACAGATACGATTATTTAATCTTTATTCTGGAAAAATATATGTCGGACTATATGATTATATCTTATCTTTTGCAAAAGATAGAAAATATAGTGTAGAAAGTCACTTATTTCCAAAATTAAATAAATTTTTTAAAGAGTTAGAAATTAGAAATTATATTAAAGATTATTTAAAGCCACAATCTAATAATAAAACTATCGAGCCTTATGATCATCAAATTAAAGCAATCACATACGCCATTAATTATAATAGATGTTTATTGTTGTCTCCAACAGGTAGTGGTAAATCTCTTATGATTTATTCTCTTGTTCGATATTATCTTGATATTCTCCCAAAGGACAAGAAAATACTTATTGTTGTTCCTACGACCAGTTTAGTCTTACAAATGTTCAATGATTTCCGAGATTATTCTAGTAAAAATAACTGGAATGTGGATGATAATTGTCATATAATATACTCAGGTATGGATAAAAATACGCCAAAACGAGTGGTTATTTCAACATGGCAAAGCCTATATAATCTACCTCAAAAATACTTTGAGCAATTTGGTGGTGTTTTTGGAGATGAAGCACATTTATATAAGGCAAAATCCCTTACAGGGATCATGAGTAAATTAAAGAATTGTGATATTCGTATTGGTACTACAGGGACTCTTGATGACTCTCAGACCCACAGGCTCGTCATTGAGGGGCTTTTTGGGAGTGTTTTTCGTACAACTAGTACTAAGTCCCTCATAAAACAGAAACTGCTCTCAAATATCAATATTGACTGTATAAACTTATCATATGAACCAGAAGAAACACAAGAAACAAAGAGAATGAAGTATCAAGATGAAATTAGATGGATTGTAAGTAATCCTAAAAGAAATGATTTTATTGCTAATTTAACCGATAATATCAAAACGAATACATTAATTTTATTTAATTATGTGGATTTACACGGAAAACCTTTGTATAATGTGATAAAAGAAAAATGCAAGAATAGAAAAGTATTCTTTATATACGGAGGAACTGATGCGGAACAAAGAGAAAATATAAGAAATATAGTGAATTCTGAAAAAAATGCTATTCTAGTAGCCTCATATGGAACATGTAGCACTGGTATTAATATTAAAAATATTCATAATATAATATTCGCTTCTCCTTCAAAATCAGTGATCAGAATTCTACAATCAATCGGTAGAGGGTTAAGAATGACTAAAACGAAAGATAGTATGAAATTATATGATATCAGTGACGACCTTCGATATAAAAAATATATCAATCATACCATGCGGCATTTGGACGAAAGATTAAAGATATATAATAGAGAGAAGTTTGATTTTAATTTAATTAAAATCCACTTAGGAGAAAATCCAGATGAGCAATAAAAAAGATTATCGTATTATGAAGTTAAAAAGTGGAGAAGAAATAATTACTAAAGTAAAAGGAAAAACGTCAAAAAATGAAATTATAGTAGAACGTCCAATGATATTTAAAAATTTTATTGTACCGGATATTTATGGTGTTCCCCGTGATGTAAAAAGTCTTCAAAATTGGTTAGAAAACACAGATTCAATTAAAACTAAAATTCCTAAAGATTTTATCGTTTCTATTCTTCTTCCCAGTGATAAAATCTCCATGCTATACGAACATCAAAAGAAAAAGGATGATATTACACCTTCGATTGACGATAGTAATGAAAAGAAAACTAAAATCCAATCATTAATTGATGAAATGCTAAATAAGAAAATTCAAGAACAAAATGATAATGGATTTATGGAATCATTATTAGATTCTATCTATGCCCAACAAGAAAATCCATTGTTACCTGACAACTTAGAAGAAAATGAAGATGAAAGAGATGTTCCTAGTATGATTACGATGACATTATTTTTCCATCCAGAAGCCCTTTTGGGTTTAGTAGAAAGTGGAATTGTTGATGAAAAAGATGTGCGTGATATGATTCAACATTTTAATGATAAATTTTCTTCAAAAACCAATAAAAATCATCCAAATTATGGAAATCGATTAAATGATTGGAGTTCTAATTTAAATGATTATTTAGATGACTTAGATGACTTAGATGACTTTGGTGAACAAGTATCTTGAAAAAGGGCAAAAGTATTATACTCATATAATGAATAACGTGTCAAGGATAAAGTAAGAAAAATATGAAAAAAGATAAAAATAAATATCATTATGTTGATAATGAAAAGTTTTATTTAGAAATGTGTGTGTGGAAAGATGCAATATTAAAAGCAGAAGATCAAGATGAACCAAAACCACCAGTTACTAATTATATTGGTGAATGTTTTTTAAAGATTGCAAATCATCTTTCACATAAACCTAATTTTATCAATTATCCTTATAAAGAAGAAATGGTAAGTGACGGGATTGAAAATTGTGTTATGTATGCTCATAATTTTAATCCAGAAAAATCAAAGAATCCGTTTTCATATTTCACCCAGATAATATATTATGCATTTCTTAGAAGAATTGATAAAGAAAAGAAGCAATCATATATTAAATATAAGTTATTAGAAAATTCTAATGATGCTGAAATACAACAATGGTTAAATCAGAATTATTATGATCAAGGTAATAATAATTCTGTTTCAAATAAAGAAAAAGTACAAAAAGATTTAAATCTATCAGAAGGTGATTTGGAAAAATATGTTTCTAAAACTAAGAAGAAGAGAAAGAAATGAAAATTTGTATTTTAACCGATACGCATTTTGGTGCGCGTGGTGACTCTCAAATATTCCTTGATTATTTTATGAAGTTCTTTGACGATGTGTTTTTCTCATACATCAAAGACAACAACATAAACACAATCATACACGCAGGAGATTTTATGGACCGCCGTAAGTTTGTGAATTTCAATATTCTAAACCAAGTGAGGGAGCGGTTCGTTGAGAAATTACAAGATGAAGGCGTTGAGATGCATTGCATTCTCGGAAACCACGATGTATATTATCGCAATACTAATAGGGTCAATTCTGTTTCTGAGTTGTTCGGTAATGCACCCAACATAAGAATATATGAAGAACCAGTTGTGAAGACTTTTGGTTCATTGGACATTGCCTTTCTTCCGTGGGTAAACAAAGAGAACTACGACAAGTCTATTGAGTTCATCAAGACAGCAGAAGCACCCTTCCTTATTGGACATCTTGAGTTGGATGGTTACGAAGTGATGCGGGGTGTAAAGTCCGATAGTGGTATGGATCCCAAACTCTTTAGTAGATATGAGAAGGTTCTCTCTGGACATTTCCACTGCCGACAAGAGAAAGGTAACATTCATTATATGGGGTCGGCATATCAAATCACGTTTAGCGACCTAAACGAAACAAAGGGATTCCACGTTCTTGACACAGACACCCGTGAGGTTAAGTTTATCCCCAACCCATACCAGATGTTCCACGCTGTCACCTACAACGACAAAGATGGTCCGGTTGACGTAGACAAATATCAATGCCAGTATCTTGAGAATGCCTATGTCAAGTTGTTCGTAGAACATAAAGAACATTCATATTCATTTGAGCGGTTTATGGACAAACTCTATGATTGTGGTGTTGAGAAGATTACTATTGTTGAGGAACTGGTGGATATCTCTGATGACGAAGAAATGGTTGACTTAGCACAGGATACCGTTACACTGATCAAT